AGTATCCCGTCATCTAGAAACAATAGAGCTATGTTATAGATACACAATGCTGAAAATGGATGTGAATATACTAGAGCTTAGAAATAAGATGATAAAAAACGAAGTATCTCTTTGGCGTAATATCGCAATAGTATCATTCATCGGATTCATAGCTCAGGCAATTATTAACTTTTTATTTTAATGGACTACTCTATACCTTGAATCAACGATACTATGGAATCAGTAGATGAGAATATAATTGATAATATACAGTAATTATGAAAACATATCCAAAAGTAGACTGAAAACCTATTGATAAATACTCCAGAGCAAAAATGGATAAATATGAGCAGATAGTAAGTAAATATTTGAAAATGGAAAAGTGTTGAGAATGATACGCCTATACTACTGATGTACTCGCTTATAATATTGCTTATCTTTTACTAGAAGTATAGTATGCTCTACCACTGACTACTCATCCGTGACACTCAGGAGAATAGAAAGGAGATAGAGAAAATAGAATCACTTAATACTATACTATGAATATCTGACAACTAAAAGAATACATAAAAGATCTACCTGATGATATGGAGGTCGTTATAAGTTGATTTGGCTGATGGGAATTAGTATCTTATCCTGAGCGAAACAAACTTAAATTTGAATAATATGATAATTAAAACTATAGACTGAGACCTAGACATCTCAGAATGAGAACTTGATAGAGTATTTTGAATAACAATAGAATGAGACTCTGTTATATTTAAAGAGAACTGTGATTACTACTACACAGTAGAGATGACAAAAGAAGAAGCTATCAAGACACTAGAATACTTTATTGAATATATTAAAACTAAATAAATATGGCTCGTGGTAAAAAAACACCTGAGGAAACAAAAGCAAAAGTAATAGAATTAAAACTATTAAATTTAGAGCTTTCTAGTTATGATATTGCGAAGGAATTAGAAGGAACTGAATATGAAGTTTCAGCAGATACAATTCAAGATATTATCAAGGAATTACCGCAAGTTACCGCACAGAGCAAAAAATGAGAAAAGATACTTGCTACAATGGATGAAATCATTGATTGAATCGCTTCTATCACTAGTCAAAGTGTAAAAACGATACAAGGTAAGCTAAACGATTGAACTCTCTCTGTAAGCGATTTAAAGGGTCTTAATGATATTGCTAAGAATAACTTTGACCGAAAGCAGATATTAACTGGAAAGCCTACAGATATATTCAAGCACGAATGACTCTCAATAGAACAGGCTGATAAAATAGCAAAACTCTACAACAATGGCAATACCTAAGGATCATATACCGTTTTTTCAAGAGAGAGCTAGACAAGATCTACTCTCTTTTTGTGTGTACAATGATAAGTTCTTTGAGATCAATACTCATCATAAGATCATTGGTGATGCACTCCAGAGATTTATGGAGGGAAAAGTAAAGAAACTTATATTACAAACTCCTCCTCGTTCTGGAAAGTCTCGTTTAATCTGTGAGGCTATTGCTTGGGCTTTTGGTAATCTCCAAAATACTGATGTAATATATACAGGACACTCCATATCACTACTGGAATCTTTCTCTCGTAATATCCGTGATCGAGTCAATAGCACCGAGTACAAAACACTCTTTAATGATAGTGTAAAGTGAGACAATGGAGCAGTATGATCGTGGTCGATGTCGAATAAGAACCAGCTAATGATATATGGAGTAGGATGAGGAATCACTGGAAAGGGTGGTAATCGCCTTATTATCGATGATCCTTATGCAACTCGTCAGGATGCTGAGAGTGATACAATACGAAAACGAGTAGAGGATTGGTACGATTCAACATTTCTATCTCGTAGACACAACTCTGAGGCGTGAATCTGTTTGATTATGCAGAGATGGCGAGAGGATGATCTTGTTGGATACATACTAGAAAAAGAAAAGGATTGGGAGATTGTAAAGATACCAGCTATTAGTGATGAATGAGAGAGCTTTTGGGACTCTCGTTTTCCTGTTCCCTACCTCGAAGAGATGAGAACTGTTATTGGCAGTTATTTCTTTGAGTCACAATACCAACAAGAACCTTTTATAGACTGATGATGAAGTTTTAAGAGAGAATATTTTATGGAGTATGATAATCATCCACCAATCGATACACTAAAGGTCTATACATTTGTTGATCCAGCAATTAGTCAGAAGCAAGAAGCAGATTATACCGCTATAGTTACTATTGGAATCGATCAGAACAATCGAATCTATGTACTTGATATATTCCACGAGAGAGTCGAGCCGAGTGATTCTATCAATGCACTATTTGAGATTGTGAAACAATGGAGACCTGAGCGAGTTGGAGTTGAAGTAGTTGCATTCCAAAAAATGCTTGCACTAGAGATAAAAAAGCAAATGACGATCCGAAATACATTTTTCAACCTCGATGAGATTAATCCAATGGGAGAGAAGAATGCAAGAATTAGAACTATACTCGAACCTCGATACTCCAATGCTAATATTCTTCACCCGAAGTACAACAAAAATACAAAAGATTTGGAACTCGAGCTCCTCAAATTTCCGAATTGAAAGCACGATGATATAATTGATTCACTCTCTGGAGCAGTGAGAATGGCAGAAATAGAGAGTTATTGAGATAATGATTATATCCGAACACACTCATACTCATCATTATTCAAATAATAACTTGATTATGAGAATTATTCTCATATACTGATATAAACAAAACTATTATGGATATTCTCAGCCAAATACGACAGGAAATACAATCATCACAAGAGGTGATGAATCCCTGGTTTCTTAGATACCAAGAGTATCTACTACAATATGTTAATCAGGATAAAGATGATAGTGTTATTCATGTCAACACTATCTATTCTATTATGCAGGCAGCAATGGCTGTAGAGCAGTCAGACTCACTGAATGTTACTATGATGCCTCGTAGAATATGAGATATTGCACTTGCTGATGCAACTACAGAGCTTGCGAAGTTTGATTTTGAATTGATGGGAATGAAGCAAAAGAATTTCCAGAGAAACTGGGATAAGTGGTTCTTCGGAGTAACATATCTTCGCTCTACAGGATGGAATACATACGATCAAACTATAGACAGTGTTGTATGTGATCCAATGTTGCATCTTCCGGATCCAATGAGTGATCATATCACAAAGTCTCGATTCGAGTATGATATGAGACGGATAATGAAATCCGAACTCAAGTCAGAATTAGGATACAAGAGCAGAGACGATATTAGTGGAGAGATAATGCAAATAAATGAGACAAGACAGGCAAATGATATTGTATCAGGACTCAATACAAGTTGGACAAACAATGACTATATAGATTGTTTTGATGGGTATACTTACCTGGATGGTGAGCTTCATCTTGTGACAGTTGACTCAAGTATGCAAATACTTATCAGAAAAGAAAAAATAGAGCCTCTGTCTAAAAAAGAGGAGGAAATGTGAGTTCCTATGTGTCGAGTCCTCAATAAGAAATGGCTATCTCCGAAAAGATATCACCCTTGCGGAATATCGGTATGTGATCTGACAGCAGATAAACAACTTGTGAATCGTGTAATGCTCAATCTGAGACTCACTGATGCAAAGTTCTCTACATTTGGACAAATGAATCTCGTAAACTCTCGAGTCGTTAAGAATCATGTCGAACTCTCAGAGCCAAGTATAGAACCAAAATGGGTAGTTGCTAATGTTGCACAAGGCGATCGTCTATCTGATGCAGTCTATACTGTTCCTCGTCAATCAATGATACAGGACTCATATGCCGTATCTAATGAGATCAACCAGATCATTCAGCAGGATACAGGATTTGATGCAAGAACACTTGGAGTACAAGGTGACAAGTCAGCAACACTTGGTGAAGTACAGACAATCCAAAGCAATGCAAATCTCCGACTCTCTCTCGGTATTGAAATAGGAAACTGGGGAGAAGTAGAGTTTTGGAAGGATATGTGGTATGCTGGATATATTCAATACTTTGATAAGAAAGACACTAAGTTCATCCGTGTAACAAAGTGATTCGGTACAAGTCTCACAGAATTCACATATGATATGTTCCTTGGTGGTGAATCCTATGACTTCTTTGTAGAGTCTAAAAAAGATGTAGAGGCGCGCCGAGAAAAGATGAAAGCAAACTTTATGGCAATCTATGCTATGATGATGTGAGATCCATCTACAAAAGAATACGAGAAAATCCTCCTCAAGCGAACTGCCTATTCATTCAACGGATTCTCAAAAGAAGAAGCAGAATCATTCGTTATGCCAACTCCTGATGAGCTCAATGCTCGTGAATATGTGAAGTATATAAATGAGAATATGCCAGACAAAGCAGAAATAGAGTCTATGAGCGAAGATCACTATACTTATCTCTATATATATGAATCTGCAAGGGATACTGATGTAAAACCAATATATATTGAAAAAAGAAAAAAAGCGATTATACTTCAAAAGGAACAATGACTCATAGATCAAGGTATGAACCAATGAGCTGGAACAGCAGGATGAGCCGCTAATCAGCTCGTATCGAACTCTATGACTCAATGATCTCCGAATCTTACCTCTCTAACCTAAATAACTATGGAATTCCGAACTGATATGCTCTCACAAGATGCACTTGACCAACATATCGAACAGTGCAAAATAGGCTATGTTACTTGCCAAGTTAATCTTCTCAAAATCCCTTCTCTCATCGCACGATGTGAAGTAGAGATAAAAGAAGATATGCCAGAGGCTAAAAAAGAAATGTATCTCAATCAAATCGAGGCCCACAAGAATCAGATGAAAACCGATACAGAACAAATGGTCAGTCTATCAGAGATCTATGATCGTCTCATTAACTTTCAAGCACAATGTCAGAAGTAAACCTCAAACCATTTAATCCAGAGACTGGGAAAGTAATGGATACTATTAGTGGAAAGTTCACACAAAAACAGATCATCCAAAACTTCTTCGGTCTGCGTGATACTGTTGTTATAGCAGAGGATGGCAAGACTATCCTAGAAATATTTGATGAATTCAGAGAACCTGATATACTCATTCAAAAGTGAGTTGCTTGGAATGAAAAACTTGCACAACTCGGAGTACAAAAAGAATACTTTGATAATTTACTCGGTAAATACCTAGCATATGGAAAAAAAGATAGTACTGAAAGCAATGGAACAACTGATGCAGTCTCCTGAGTGGTCAATAGTGAAAAACCAACTCGTGGAAGAAAAAAACGGGTTGCTGAATAAACTGATGACTCAATCTATCAACTGGACTGAGTCACAAATAAAGGCAAGTATCGAATCTATAAAGGTCTATGACAACATCATAGATTGTCCAGAGCGTATATTCACAAGTTTCGGTGGTCAGTTGCAAGTAGAGGAGTAAATCCTCTATCTGGAGCCTATCACTCTAATCGCTGGAGACAGCATATTAATCTAACTATTACTGTATGACTAATCCTACAGACTTCACACCTGAAGAAGGTGCTGAATTCGCCTCTCTTATGGGCATAAACGAAGAGAACGACCAATCAGAGGTTGACGAGCCTACGGCAAGTGAAACTGATGACGGAGAAGTAGACGCTACAGAATCTGATGAAGAGCCTGATAACTCTGATGACGAAGATGAAGCACCTCAGAAATCTACAGAAACGCCAAAGAAAAAGTCCTGAATCGCAAAGGTATTATCAGAGAGAAATCAACTCCGAGATAAGGTAGCAGAACTCGAAGCAAAGATACAAGCTGGAGAACATACAACAGATGAATTTCTAGAGTATACCAAGACTGTATCAAAACAATCTGCTACAGAATCACAAGAAGTACAAACACTTCTTAATACATATCCTGAATCAGCACAGTATATCAAACAACTTGATGGCTATGCAGATCAGACAGGAGACCTAGAGAGTGCCTATAAGGCTTTTCTCGCAGTCAACAATCCTGAGCTCTATGTAAAAACATTCGTATCAAAGCAAAATCAGGCAAAAGCTAATTCTGGGAAATTCACTCCTGCTGGAATGTGAGTCCCTCGCAACAATGAAAAGAAAGTCACAAGCACTATCGACAATGATGATGCTGACTCTATCTACAAAGCTATGCTGGGATAACGAAAAGCAGGGATTATAACCCTAAACTTTACCTATTATGCCAATCAGCACTCGTGCAACCATTGGGTCGAATGTACTTCAAACCAAAGTAGCATCGACCATCATCAAGAACCTCGAACCAAACCTTTATTTTTACGATTTTGGTGTAAAACCAGATGCAAATCTTAATGGTTTTGGAACAATCACTTGGCTCGCTCCAAGTAAACTTTCTATCTCAGTCGCTACGGCAACTATCACAGAAGGTACAAATCCAGCATCTCAGGCATTCACTATCAATGCTATTATCGGAACTCCTACTCAGTATGGTCTCTATGTTGAGCTCTCAGATCGTCTTCTTAAGGCATCTCCAGTCAATGTAATGAACCTTGCTGCTAATGAGGTCGGTAAAAACCTCGCTCGTGTAATCGATCAGGTTGTCCAGACAGAAGTTATGGCAGGCACTAAGGTATTCTATGCTAACGGTCGTGCCAATCGTGCGGCAGTAACAGCAACGGATATTCTTACAGAAGCAGATGTAAAAAAGGCTGCAGTATATCTTCGTACAGCAGGTGCACTTGATATCGGTGGAGACTATGTATCTATCATCCATACATACCAGGGTGGTGATCTTCGTACTTCATCTGGATTCTGGATGGAGGCAAGTAAATATGTTACTCCTGATAAACTCTTTAATGGAGAGACAGGAAAGATCCACGGTGTTCGCTTCGTAGAGTCAGGGAATGTTCAGACATTCGCCTCTACAGCAACAGTATACCCAGCTCTCTTCCTTGGACAGCAGGCATACGGAGTAGCAGACTTC